CTTAAGAGTCCTAACCTTGATTCGTTGACCAATTCGGACCTTATTGTTACCTGAACCAAGTTCAATCCATTCATCTCGACGGATTTCACACCGAGTAAAAAATGCATAATTCTTTCCCTCACCTCCAGGAGTGGTGCGAGGGTCTCCGTGCATTACACCAATCTTCATGCGGTACTGATTGATGACAATACCCAATACTGGGCGTTCTGCTTCAACAAGGCTTCTTTTCATTGCAGTACCGACAACTCTAAAGAACTTGTTAGTTAGTAGTGCTCCTCTTCCTACAGTTGCTTCGTCCATATTCTTTTCTAACTCAGGAGAAGGTGATAAGGCTGGAAGAGAGTCGATAACAATTGCGTCTACAGACTTAGACTCAGCAAAAGCAATGACTGCATCATAGGCTTCTTCCATAACGCTAGTCTCAACGACAATAACTCTGCTGGTATCGACACCACACATTTCAGCATATTCAGGTACCCATGCTTCTGCTGCAACCCAAACAGTTGTGAAGTTTGGGTCTTTCTCTTGATTAGCAGCGATAGTTTTTAAGGCTACTGCTGTCTTTCCATGAGACGGTTCGCCAATTAATTCATTCCATTGATTTCCAGGAAATCCACCGCCCAAGACATAGTCGAGAGTTGTAGAACCGCTGGTAAACCTAGGAACAAGGTCAGAACGAATATCATTAGCAAACACAACAACGCCATCACCAAACTTTTTATTAAGTTGTGCGACAATCTTTTTTGCCTCATCAGTTATCATCCATCAATCCTTCCAACTATCTGTTGTGGGTTAAAGTTATTTGTTACATCGTTTCCTCGGGCTGACTTTGTTGTCCCCTCTACTTTTGCTCCAGTTAAAGAACCGTATCGACTACCAGATTGCTCAAGAGGATACCCGCAGTCATAGCAACGTAACTTTGCGCCAGCAACACTCATGTAGTTGTTAGAAGAACAATTTGGACAAGACTGTGTCTGTGCAGCACTCTGTGCCTTTGATAAAGGAGCAGAAGGCTGTGAAGGAACATACTGAGTCATAGGCTGTTGAGACGGTGGCATAGGCATGTTTGTTGGACGCGATTGTTGTGGGGGTGTTTGTTGTCCTAGTTTATCTGCCCACCAGTTTGCATTACTCATCTTCCATCCCTTTCAACTTTTTTTCTTTTTGAAATATACTGCTTACTTCCAGAAAATTGAGTAAAAAAAGGCATTCTAAAATTTTCAAATCTTTTTTTGTCTTGTTCTGTTTGGTAACGAACCTCTAAGTTTAAAGGCTCTCTTTTAAATGGCACATATTGAACAAGAGGAGTTCCTCTTTTAATAAAAATTTCGTCTTTTTCTGAGGTTAACAACACTTGTTGGTTTACAACATGGTGTGTATCAGTATCTATAATTCCAGGTAACACCGTAAACTCATTCGTGTAGTGATAAAACAAGGGTAATTGAAGCACTGAATAACCAGGAGGGGTTATAATATACCATGGGCAGTCTGACTTAAAAATAAAATTGCCATTTTGATTTAAGTGTTTAAAAGGAACGTGGGATAAAAACTGTTGGTTAGAGTGACTACTCCAACGAAATTTTTCATGAGAAGTTCTCCAAGAATATTGTTCTGTATTTCTGTCATATTTTAAAATACTATCTGCCCACATAGGAATGACTATTCCTGCGGAAAAATAGTCGGGAAATGAAGGACAATTTTTTACGTTTCCTACAGTCACCTCTTTACTAGTTACTACGGTTTCTATTAAAGAAGTGGTCTTCCACCACTCTGGAATAAATTTGTTTGCTGGTTTTGGCAATACTTCTTCAACCAACTCTAATCCTTCAAGTGTAGATACAACCTCTATTAAAGGAGTTACTTGTTTTTTAAACACTATTTAGCCTCTCCCCACTTGTTTACTATTTTTACGTCTGCAATAAGAGGAAATGTAATCTCTGGTAGGTGAATACCTTCCATCGACACACGAATTGCTTCGGCGGTCTCTTCTGCTAAATCTTCACGAGCAACAGTAACCAATTCGTCGTGTACAGTCAAAACGACGTTGGCTGCTGGCTCATCTACAAAACAAGAGTGTGCCCTTACAATTGCCAGTTTCATGATGTCTGCTGCAGACCCTTGAATTACCGTGTTAAACGCTTGACGTTCTGCTCTGGACCTTAATCCCTGGTCTCTGCTCTTTAAGTCAGGTATATAACGACGTCGTCCAAATAGGGTAGATACAAACGGAGTCGGTGCCTGAGCGGAAGCCATACGGATAACTCGTGCTCGATATTTTGCAATGTCGTTGAACTGCTTACTGAATCGGTCTAACAGGTCTCTTGCATCTTTTACAGTACACCCAATGCTTTGAGCAATCTTCTCGGGTCCAACACCATAAGCGATAGATAGAACAAGAACTTTTCCAGCCTTACGGTCTACTCCCATCGTGTCACCAATAGTCGTGTATATGTCCCCGCCATCTACATAATTTTTAACCATAATTGGGTCACCTGAAAAGGCTGCAATAATACGAGGCTCAATCTGGCTGTAGTCAGCAACAATCAATTTGTGACCAGGTGGAGCGATAAACAAATCTCGAATTAGTTTCCCGTACTCTCCGCCACTAGGGATGTTCTGAAGATTTGGGTCACTGCTAGAGAAACGACCTGTCTCTGCTCCATGCGATTTAAAATTTGTGTGCACTTTTTGATTTATTAAAAGTGACTTCTTCTCTACAATCTTTGTCTTTCCCATTACTGTGTGGGTAATCTCGCCACCTAAGTAGGGCATTACATAAGTTGTCATTAATTTATTTAAATCTTGGTACTCAAGAATTGCATCAACCAACTCGTCTTTATTGCGGTAGAACTCCAACGCATCAGATGAAACAGAGTAGTGCTGGATTCCTAAGTTTTGAGGAGCAGTAGCAGCCACCTCTTGTCCTTTTGTAGTTAACGCTACTTTAATACGGAGGTTTGGCCTTATCCCTCTTCCGCCATCTTCTATTGAAGAAAACAACAACTTCTGCTTTTCCTGCACAGAGTTCATGGAAAATGGAGTACCTACTAACTTCCAAGCCTTGGCCTTAGCAACGTCTATGTCTTTTTCAAGGCGATGCTTCAACTTAGTAAGTTCTACAACATCGATAGTTGCTCCAGCAAGTTCCATATCGCATAAAGAAGCAATTACGTCCATTTCAAGGTTCCAAACTCGGCTCAAATCCCCCTCAAGTTTAGGAGCCATAACTTTGTAGAGTTTGTAGGTAGCATCAGCATCGAGTCCTGAATAGTTTGCTACATCACTAAAAGAGTGAACCTCTACTTGTGCGCCAACACCTTTTTCAACAATAATTCCAAGTTCTCTCTTTGCGCAGTCAGCAAGCCCTAAGTAACCACGGTTTCGGTTGTTAACAATAAAGCCAGCCATCATTGTGTCAAAGAATGGTTTAGAGGGTACAACGCCACGGTAATACTTTGCAATAGACTTTAAATCAAACTTTACATTGTGACCAATCTTTAACTTGTCACTAAAAAACAAAGGCTTAAGTGCTTTGAAAACATCACCTGGCAACAACTGGTCAGGAGCAGGACCGAATACTGGGGTCCACTTAGTTTGGTTTTTTGAGTAGTCTGTGTCCTTCAACTCTTTACCAGCGGCTAATTTACGTTGACCACTGAGTAACAACTCTTTATCCCAATGCAAAAACTCACCATTAGGGTGACCCATCGGTATTACATCTACCCTGTCTTCTGTTGCAAGAGAAATCCACAGCACGTCGTTAACAACGGGTTGGACTCGATTTTCTCCAACTGTTTCCACGTCAAATGCAAAAGCGTCTACGCGCTCATAGTGTGAAACTAAGTCGTCTAATTGTTTTTTGGTTGTAATAATGTTCATATAATCCCTCTAGTTAGAGTAAGAGAGCCTGAAACCTAAGTAACAGGCTCCCTTACTTGTGGAACGTCTTAAGCGACTGAGCGAGCAACCTCTAGTAGTTCAGAGCGAGGGGTCTCTCGAATTACTTCTGCTGTATAAGGTTCAGCGGATGCTACTAACTCATTAACCGTATCAGGGTTAAGTTTCCACTCCTCGGCAAGGTCACGACCACGGACGAAGTTGAGGGTGTACTGCGTCGTTGGGCCAGTGCCTAGTCGAGAAATCTCCCAGAACTCTTTTGAAAGAGGCCCTTTGCGCTCATCGTCATGTGCTTTCTTAATCTGACGAGCCAGTGATGGAGGAGCAGTAAGGATTTGTAGTCCCTCTGTCTCTCCAGCGAGTACGAGTACGTTAAATGCAAACTTACCACGAGGCTTGTCCCCAAGAATCTCGCACAACGGGCACTCGTCACCCATACATACAAAGGACTTCTTACCCTTAGGTCGCTCAATCCAGTGCTGTTCGTAAGTTGCAAATGGTGAATCCTCTAGGAACTTAACAAGTTGTGGTTCCTCAGAGAAACGGAAGTCGGTTGGATATTCAGAGTTCTCTGTGTTGAGAAGTGCATCAACGGCATCCCAGCCTTGTTGCACAGTTGTTCCAACCTTAGGTGTTGCTGTTTCGCTGTCTTCATCTAAGTAAGAATCAGCGTTTACTGCTGGTTTTGTAATTGGCATTTGTTTCTTTCTAGGTAATGAGGCCTATTGGCTCTCGGTGGATGTGATTTCCTTCCAGCGCTTTAATAAAGCCTCTGTAAGGTCTTCGTGTTGGCTCCACTCTACACGAGCAGAGCCAAGTAGGTTTCGCTTAGAAAACTCATCAACTGCAGACTCTATGAGATTGCGGGTATAAACCCGATTTCCTCCAGTCTTTTGACCTTTTAAAGTCTTAGACCTAAGTCGATACGGGGCACGTGGGATATATCCTTTGCGTTCCCATAAACGAACAGTGACGATTGTCTTTTCCAATGCTTGTGCTAGTGCACCGATTGTAAAGACTTCTGTTTCTTTGCCTCCTAATGTTTTAACGATTGGGTTTTCATCCCAACCATTAGTCTCACCGCTTTTACGGCGAGAAACTTTTGGGTCTGGTTCACGACGCTTCTTCTTTGAACCAGGAATGTATTCGAGGTCTTTAAAGGCCTCATAAATCTCGTCTTCTCCTCTTAATCCTGGCATGTTATTCCTTACGTAAAAACATTGGGACAATAGAGCCACATGGACAGATTGGCCGTTCTTTTTTTGAAGACAAATCAATATCAGTTGTGATTGTTAGAGTAGTCGTAGTGCATCCACCGCAATCAAATGTATAGGAATTCATCGTTTGTTCATCACCAATGCCCACACAACAGTTTGCGGATACATTTCGTCAACTTCTTCTTCAGTAAGTTCATCGCTGTAAAGGGATGCCATCAGTGCATCCTCATCAATTACTTCTACAGTCTTTATCAACTTATCGCGTAAACCGCGTTCATCAATAATTTCAAACGCAACATCTTCATCAATCTTTCTAGTAACTCGACGCTGCTTTGTCATAGAAGTAAAGCCTTCAATTTCTTTTGGCAATTCAAAGATGATGTTTCCTTTGTCATCCTTTTCACCGCTGTCATCAATTACGGAGAAGAGGTCTTCACGTAAATCTTTCATCTGTTGTTGAAAGTACTCAACTTGTTTTTTATAAAAAATGTACTGCTGTGCCTGTGAAAGGGTGTCGTCTTTGTCAACACCTCTTGGCTCTTGGTTTGCTACGCGTGCCATTACCCCTCCTACGATTTCATAAGGAAGTTCAAAAGACTTCCTACTGTTAAGTCTACACCACCACGAGAGTTGATTCCCGCACCGTCAAGTACGGCGTTAGCCACAGCGCCCTTCTGCTGGAGCATCTCATGTTGGCGTTCTTCTATTGAGTTTTTCATCAGTATATCCTGAATGGTGATAGTAGGCCAACGGCTTGACGTACGCTTTATACGCCCATTTCTTTGAACCGCCAGACCAGCATTCCATGGCAGGTCATAGTTAATTAAAAGGTTTGCATTAGGCAGGTCTACTCCATAGCCCCCAGCATCTGATGAAATAAAGACCCTACATTCTGGGTCAGTTAAAAACTTTTCTTTGCTCCTTTCTTTTTCTTTGGAATTCATTTCTCCTGTATAAATTGTTCCTCCAAGTTTGTCAAAGATTAAAGCGACGGCATCAAGGTAAGAAGTGAATACGACTATCTTTGCATCTGGGTCGGTCTCTAGATGTTCTTTGGCGTAGTCTACAAGAACGTCTAATTTGGGAGATTTAGCGCCTTGAAGTTTTACATGACCTTCCGCTACTAAATACTGAGCATATTGAGACTCACTACCTGCAAGAAGCAATGGACTGTCACAGACCATTCGCAGAGCGGTTATCTTTGACATTATCGACCCACGCATTAAGTCTGCAGGACTACCAGGCTTATACCCCTCCCCATAATGTGCAGCGATGGAAAAACTTGCACCCAACAATTGCTTTGCTTCTACTAGTTCATTCATTAGTTCTTCTGCAATGAAGTGATACAACTTGCGACCAGTCGAATCAAAAGGAACAAGCAGAGGGTCACGGTTAATAACGCTAGGAAGGTGAGGGGCTACATCAGGGTCTGTCTGTACCTTCCTTACAGAACAAGCCTTCATCTTTTCGTGAAAAATAGGAAGATTACGGTAACGCTGCACTCCACCGAAGTGATTGCGAACAATAAAGGTTTGGTCAAATAAATCAAAACGACCAAGAAGAGTTGGATTAACAAACTGCATAATGCTATACAACTCTTCTGGCCTACCATTTTCGATAGGTGTTCCTGTTAGAGCAAACTTAATAGAAACGCTACGAGATAGTTCCTTGACCTTTTTGGAGCGCTTAGACTTAAATCCCTTTATAGCCGTGGCTTCGTCGCAGACGATTGCGTCCAAATATAGGTTTTTTACTATATCCCAGTCATTAACGATGGACTCGTAATTAGTGATTAAATACCTAGCATTGGAGGAGTATTGAGCCTCTCTAGTCTTCTTATTACCATCAATGACCTGAACTGTAGAATCAGAAAACTTCTTTATTTCTTTTTCCCACTGATACTTAAGACTCGATAAAGCAACCACAAGAACCTTTTTAGGCGATAGTTGTTCAAGTGCTGCAATCGTCATGCAGGTTTTACCAAGACCCATCTCATAAGCAACTAACATCCTTTTCTCGCCAACCATACGACTGACTGCTTCTACCTGATAAGGTTTTAAGGTTCCGTTAAACAAAGAATGCCTCTTTGCCTAATACGTAAGACTTGGCGTTCTCAATACCCTGATGAATCTCATTAATAGTCATGTCACCTGGGTCTTTTACATCAATGCCCTTGTAATCAAAAAAGAACAAGTTCAAACCATACTTTCGAGCATAAGGACGCATTGATTCTGCAGCCTTCAACCCCGCCTCATCTTTATCAAAAGCAGCAATTACTTTGTCCGCTCTTCGCATAATCTTTGCTTGGTCTTCGCTAACTATTGCGCCAAAAGTAGATACAGCACCCTCAACACCAGCACAACGAAGACGTACAACATCTAATGGAGATTCAACAACCACAAGAATGTCGGTTGCCATTACCTCGACACCAAATACTGTTTTTGACTTTTTAACTCCCGTTGGTTGATTGCGAAAGAAGCGGCCCGAAGCACCCTTCTCTTGCCATCCCATTAACTCGTGTGTATCAGGATTACGGATAGGAAGAATCCATGCTGAGTTGTTTACATCCCAAAATACTCCGTGATGTTTTGCTGCTTCTGCAGTTAAAAATCTTTTCTTTAACTCTAATGCGGGAGGCTCTGAGTAGACGGCCAAACGAGCCTCTGACATGCCGATTGGCTCTGCTTCTGGCTGTACATATTGTGGCAAGTCTTTAATACGGCGTAATAAAGCATCTATGGGAAATTCTTCTTGACCATCAATAAACTCTTTTGCGTCGTGGTAATCAATGCCGCGCAAATCACGAACAAGCGTGTATAAGTTTCCCTTGTAACCGCAAGAAAAACAAATGTGTGCACCAGTCATAATGTTTATCCACCATGATGGGTGGTGGTCTTCTTTTCCTGTGCGCTTCTTGTGCATAGGACAAAGGCCGTTAACCTCATCACCACGTTGCGCTGCAAGAGGTAAATCAAGTGATAGGAGAACCTTCTCTACATCCATCACTTGCTCCAATTCATGCAGTATGCGCACTTAGTCATGAAGGACTCATCATGAAAGCACCCAGTCTCCCAACGCCAAGTAATCGCAGTCTCACTTGGAGGACAGTTACGTGATTGAACAATCTTTAAAAGCCTAATCTCTTCATCCTCTTCTACTGGCTCAAGGCCAAGGATTACATCTGAGTCTTGGAAGAAGGAAGACGAGTAACCAATTGAGTCTGCAGTCACCTTTCCAGCACGCATCTTCCATAGAAGAGTTTGAGTAGTAATAACTACTGGCTTATTTATCTTCTGAGCCAGCCTCTTTAGTGCACGTGTTATGTTAGTGATTGCTTGAGGTGTGTTCATTTCACCAGTAATCTCATCAAGCATCAAGTAGACACCGTCTACAAACACAATGTCAGGACTGCACTGCTCAATCTTTGCTGATAAAGCAGACACAGTAATACCGTTAACGGCATCTACCAAATGGAATGAGTGCTCCTTCTCCATGGCGTTTAAAGTATCGATGTAACGAGATTCTTCTGCTGGCAATAATTTTCCACGACGCAGACGGCCATGAGATATGTGGGAACGCATCGCATCGTGACGCTGCTGTTGCTCGTGATTGTTCATCTCAAAGGATTGGAACATAGGGGTGTATCCCAATGTGTGAATGTTTATTGCAACCTGAAGAGCAATCTGAGACTTACCAGTCTTTGGTGGAGCAATGACCGTGATTAATTGTCCGCCTTGCAGTCCCGCTGTTGCTTCATCAATCTTTTCAAACCCTGTTGGTATTCCTAAAAACTTTTTATCTTGTAACGCTTTGTATTCTGCGTAGCGTTCTTCAGTGTTCTTTGACAAGTCAACTTCATGAGTGCCAAGTACGCCCTGTTCATTAACTTTTGCAATCGCCTGCTCCATAGCAAGAAGAGCAGCATCATGATTGTTGTCTTGCAGTAACTCGACCGCGTTCTCTAAACCTTGACGAGTAAGTAGTCGACGGCGGAAGTCGACCATCGTGTCTAGTAGATACTCAACGGAGTCTTCTACATCAAGAATCTTGTAATTTGGGTAATGGTCTTTGACTGTTACGCCAGTTGGAACTTCACGATATTCGCTGTAGTGCTTGCGAACAAAACTCCATACCTTGCGATTGTCTTCGTCTAAAAACCATCCGTCTTGAACACCTCGTGAAAGGGCAGGGACGATGTCACGGTCACGAATTACTTTACTGACCAGACGGTGTTCGTTATCTGCTGCCATATCGCCCCCTCAAGGCTCTAAAGATTGGCTAGTTCTACTCCTGCTGAACCATATCGCGCAACTCGGTCGGGCTTGTCGATAACGCCCTTCAAATTTGGTCGATACGGAAGTGTTGCGACTAACTCATCTACACTCTCGTACAACTGCCAGTAGTTAAACGGGTTAACTACACGACGCTCTAACTTTTCAAAAGATTTTTCAAGAAGTTCTTCTGTCCAACCTTCTGTCTCAAAACCAGCAAGTTCTAAGGAAATGCCGTAGTTGTTAGCAAGTATCCACAATCTGTTGGCTCCAAGCAAATCGACTTCGCCAAGTTTATAGGTAATCTTCTTACCTAGTAGCCGACGTGTCTCTTCTTCAACTAATTTAATTACTACATCAGTAGTAGCAATAACTTGTGGAGAGGAGACATTTGATATGTCTCCGTTTTTCATAGTACTTCTATCTTAGCGTACTTTAAAACAAACTCACGAAACTTCTCCGCAGTATCGCTTGCGTCTAGCGCAAGTTCCTCAGGAATCTCTTCGGGCACAAGAATGGAGTAGTGCCCATCGTTCATGTACATACGGTCATCAACAAAGCGAACATGCTTGCAATTAAACGTCTTCTTCCACTTTGGACAATTGCATCGAAGTTTTTTACTGTCAGTGTCGAGTTCGACTTCGAAAATTCCAGCAGCCTGCGCAGAGATGAACAGTTGTACTGTTCTCCACGAAGCCTTCACGCTGCCGCCTTTCACTGTGCACCCCTCAAATCAGAACCAAAAATTGGAACACGTACGAATGCTTCTTGAGCAAAACTGCCCATCGCTTCACTGTACTTGTCATTCCAGTTTTCCAGCATAACGTTCGTTGTCACAATAGTGGGCAACGCCTTGTCATACCTTGCACGAAGTATCTCATCAAAGGACGCATCGTCGTACTTTGAACCATACTCTTTTCCTAAGTCATCTATGACGAGTATTCGTACGTTCAAAAAGTCAAACTTTGAACGCCCATGAAGCCCATCTAGTTCGTAAACCATCTGCTTCTTGTCTTCTGGGTCCGCGTCAAATGTCGACTTCTTCTTTGACAAAAACTCAGGGTAAGTCATGTAGTAGATAGGACGAGCATTTAATCCGTAATCAGTTGCACTCATACCCAAAATTTTACGAGACTCATCATCATCATCTGGAAGTCGTCTAATAACCTCCATAGCAGCCACAACTGCATGAGTTGTCTTACCAATGCCAGGGCCACCATCAAACAGCATTCCTACGCCAGTTGTGCCGATGTTTCCCACTTGCTTTATAACAAGGCCGTTAGCGACGTCACCAATCCACTGGTCATACTCAAGAGGAACCTCTCCTGAACGCTCAACTAAATCCGCAATTTCAAGACCAAGAAAACGACGCGGAATATTTGAAGTACGTAATAACCAATGCTTTTTTAAAGATGAAAGTTGATTGACGTCATACACTATTAGATTCCCCCTGTATCTTCTTTTCATAGCGCTCTAACTGCGCTCTTCCAGACATAGAGTTTTGAAACTCTCGTCCATCACTTGCGGTTAGAGTTGCCATCTTAACAGTTGGCGTTTTCTCTTGTGCAACTCGACCAAGTCCTAAACTCTCTCTGGCTTGGTTCATCTTCTTGCCAAATGACGCTAAGTAAAGTTTATAAAGGCTTGGAGCCTCGTCACCAATCTGCTTAAAGTTACGTTCATCAACCATAAACAGACGAAGCAACTCAAGTTCTATGAGAGCGGTTGTTCCGTATTGTTTTCTAAACTTTGACAGTGCTCCTGACAGCGCTCTGACATTGACGGTTCCTGGGAGGAGGGGATACTTGCGCCCAACCCGAAAAGAAAACTCTGCAGCGACATCCATTGGGGTCCACTCATGCTCTGGACGCTTGCCGCGTGTTTTCGGGTCGCGTTTAGAGATTTTCTGCGTTGGTGCATCTTTTGGTTCAATGAGTCCAAAGCCTGCCAAGTCGTCGCCATCGTCATAGTTTTTCATAGGAACCTTCACTTCCTTTAGTGAAACACCTTCGGTGTTTCTAAGTTCTTTTAATTGATTACTATTTTGGCTATTAGGTACTAATGGCTTATTAGTAGATTGGCTACGTGGACTATTAGTCACGTAGTCATGTGAGGTGCGGTAATTTGAGTCCTCTTCAGCGCGGTAATTTGAGTCCTGTATCTCAATCATGAGTAGGCTGTTGAATCCGTTGGCACGTCGAGTCGGAGAGGTCTTAATGAGGCCCTGCTTCTCAAGTTCCTTAAGAGCCCTTCTAACGGTCTTATCGGACTTCTTGTCAGTCTCTCTACCCAAAGCCTCTATTGAGGCCTTAAAACGGCCTCTGGAGCCCGAAAAACGGCATAGTACGACCAACAGTCGGAACTGATAGTCGGTTAATTGGGCGGTAAACGCCTCCTGAGGGATTTTCACGGGCGAACTCTACTCGCCAAATGGGTCGATGTCTTTTTTGCCCATATCTTCTCTCAAGCGGTCTTCTACGGCTTTTGAGAGGGTGTCTAGAACACCGCTGGTGATGTAGTTAGCAAAGGATTCGATAAAGTTAGATAAGGCTTCCTGCATCTCTTCATACAGCAGGTCAGACTCCTCGTCGTCAAACTCGACCTCGATAAGTTCCAGTCCGTCTTCAATATTCCAGGTCTCCAATGCTAGGTCCTCAACTGCATGAAGAAGTAGATGCGCCTCAGTAGTGTCTTCCCAAACCATTGCAAGAATATCCTCGGCGGTTATTTCTCTTGTTATTTCTTTTCTAGGGTTGTTACACATAGTTATGTCTTGCGCACGAACTACAAGCGTATCTATCTGTTTATCACCGTCTGTAAAAAATAAATGAAACTTAACCCCCGTCTCATTTAACACTTCTTCAATTGAGGCGTTAAACAATGGCAAGTTCATTACTGGAAACACAACTAGAGCATCTGGGTTTAAGTTTATGAGACGTCGTAATCCGTCTTTTACGTCGCCATCTTTATACGGCAAAACAATAATCTTTTTCATGGCCCCTCCTACAAACGTGTCAACCTCTGTTGAACCGTCATCGGTTTGTTTAAGTACTTGGTTAGTACCAAGGAGACAAAGGTAGCGGCTGGGACCAAAATCACCAAGTTGAGATGCAGCCCATACAAGACGTACATGGCTCCAAAACTTAATGGTGGAGCAAAGAAAATGTTTATACTGGACTTACCAATCCATGTCCCAAGAAGGGTTATGTCGAGAAGTTCTAGAACGTAGGTTACGGCAAAGCCTGTAAGCACTACTGCAATGAGGAGGTCTGTCATAGGAGCATCCTATATGGACAGATTGGTGTATTCAACTCCGCTATAGGTCACTATGCGCCAGAAAGAGTTTGGCGGAACCCAGTCTATAAGTGTCTGAGAAAGTCTAGGTACCTTTAAGGCTTTTCCGTAGTACATGTGTGACGCAGACTCGTTTGCTGTACCTTCCCAAACAACGCCAAATTGAGAAGATAGATTTCCATCAAAGGGGTCAGTAGCAGTAAAACTAGCCTCTAACTGGAAAGAGTCAACATTGGCTGTCTCTCCTGATAAAGGGTCAACTTCAACGTTTAATGCAAAGTCTAACTCTGTCAACACTTGAGAAGAGTCTACGTATGTAGTAACTGAGTATCTTTGCCAAGATGTTGAGAGGCTAATTGAGCCAGATATTTCTGCTTCAGTAATATCTACAGCGTTATCTCTGGGTGTCAAGGTTACTGTAGCGTCAACAGGTGCAGACGCTACTGCGTAGAACGATAGTGTGAAGTACTTTTCAGCAACAGGAACTGTATCAGTGGTGGTCTCTATCGTTGCTCCAGAGGAGATGTCTACTTGTAGAGACTCATCACTTGCAAGGATATCTAGAGGAACATTCGAGTCTAAAGTAAACGCGTCTGCTGTAATTGTCCACTCATTAGTAGTCCCTTCAAATGAAGGGTTCTTTA